GGGCTACCAAGGAGCGCCACAGCGCGAGGAGCTGGCCGAGGTGGATGTGGACTGGCTGATCGCCGAGCGTCCCGGCAAGGTAAAAACCTTGAAGCAGCATCCGCGCAAGAACAAAACGGCCATCAACATCGAATACATGAAAGCCAGCATCCGTGCCAGGGTGGAGCACCCGTTTCGCATCATCAAGCGGCAGTTCGGCTTCGTGAAAGCCAGATACAAGGGGCTGCTGAAAAACGATAACCAACTGGCGATGTTATTCACCCTGGCCAACCTGTTTCGGGTGGACCAAATGATACGTCAGTGGGAGAGATCTCAGTAAAAACCGGAAATAACGCCAGAAATGGTGGAAAAAATAGCCTAAATAGGCTGATTCGATGTGTTTGCGGGAAAAAAATCGGCCCAGATCCGCGAAATTTTAATCAGCGAGTCAGCTTGGGAAGAAATGACCTGCTTATTCGCACCTTCCCTAGAGCTGCCTCAATTATGTCTGGGCTAAAACCTGCCTCATTCATAGCCGTACTCGCAATTGAACGTAACCCATGTGCTACAAGCTTACCTCCGAATCCAATTCGTTTTAAAGCAGCATTAGCCGTCTGGCTATTCATAGCTTGTTTTGGATCATTTCTGCTTGGAAAAACATGCTCTCGATGGATGCTGATAGGTTTCATCACTTCCAGTATATCTAACGCCTGAGGAGATAAAGGAACGATATGTTCACGCTTTGCCTTCATCCGTGCGGCCGGGATCATCCAAAGTTTGGCATCGAAATCGATCTCTGCCCAACGAGCACCGGAGGCCTCAGAAGGGCGCACAAGCGTCAGGAGTTGCCATTCAATGAGACAGCGAGTCGGAATATATAGATTTGACATGATGAGAGAACGCATCAGCTTCGGCAATTCTTCTGGCCGCAGCGTCGGCATATTTTGTTTTTTGGGCTTCTCAAAGGCCATCCCAACACCGGATGCTGGATTGGCATCAATCAAACCAGTGTTTACGGCATAAATCATGATTTCGTTAACGCGCTGCACCAGTCGACGTACAGTCTCAAGCGCCCCACGTGCTTTTATTGGCTCAAGGGCTTCAACCAAAGTTCGGGCTTTGATTTGCTGAACGGGGATCTCACCGATGGCAGGGAATACATCTTTCTCCAGTGAACGCCAAATGTCTTTTGCGTAATCAGGGGTAACGCTTTTGCTTTTTAGCTGGAACCAGTTAGCGGCGACCGTTGAAAAAATACTGTCCAGAGCGATTTGCTGCTGTACCTCTGCAACTTCAGCTTGAATTTGCAGGTCGATTCCGTTGGCTAATAAGGCAAGGTAATCAGCTCGTAATCCTCGGGCATCTGCAAGCGAAAGGGCGGGGAAGGCACCGAGTCCCATCATTGTCCGTTGCTTTGTTGCCGGACGTTGATAACGGAAACGCCAGAGCTTTTTCCCGCTGGCTTTCACTATCAGGAAAAGCCCATCGCCAGCATGCAGCGTTAAATCCTTCTCTAACGCCTTAGCGCGCGGAACTTCGGCGTTGGTCAGGGGGCGTGTTGTGCGTGCCACTGTGGCCGCTCCTTCATGAATTGGTATGAGCTTTAGGTATACATCCTACCGTTTACCTAAACGTATACCAATAATCACCGGATTTAGCCGGATGTTCTCGGGCAATGATAAATACAAAAAAGCCCGCAGGGCTTGCGCCGTGCGGGCTTTCAGGACTTCATCAGTCGACTCTGGTGATCGATGATGGAGAATTTTGGTGGGCTGGCGTCTCTATGATTAGTTATTCAACTTATTGATTTTTATATTAATTTTCTATTTCTATTTTATCGGTGGTTCTAAAAAGGAACCATAAATCTTAATGGTATGAGTTCTCACGATTAGCTGACTGGCAAATTGTATCAAAAGATAATAAATCCTCAGTTCAGCTACCAACTGGGAGTTGAACTGCGTAAGCAGGATCTGCTTTCCACCGATTAGTGTATACGGTAGTTTTTCAGCATAACTGAATTGTACCCGTAGGGCAGTACCAGCATAGGTGGAGAATGGATTTTGAACAACTGGTCTCTAGAGCATACAAAAGAAATCAAAGCTTGGCTTAACATAGATAACTATCGCAAGTTTGAAGATCTCTCATTAATACACTTCTATCACGAGTTATGGGCCCGGAATCTGTTCTTTAAGGAGTATCGGGAAGAGTTTGAGAGCAGAACTCTTATGAGTTACTTCTCAAAGATTTTCACCGGCAACCCTTTTTTGATTCCAGAAGGGCAACTTGGATACATGACTCCTGCCAACAAACTTTTTCAGCCTCCCCATTTTTTTCTAACAACTCTTGATCGCCTTGCTGAAACGAGCATTATTGCTATGCAACGCGGAGGTTTTGTTTGGCATGAAGGTGACAATTATTCTATAAACGCAGAGCTTCGAGAGGAATCACTTTCAGACATTATGCCCGATCAGTTTACACGAACAGTCATGTTCGAGATTGATTTGGCAAGTGGCACAGACGAAGAGATTGCAGAGTCGCTTAAAGCTGCATTACCGCAATGGCGTAAAGTTAAGGGTATTGATGAAAACCCATTGGAATCTGTTCGTTTTGGATACGGAACTATCAAGAAACTCATCAGCTATCGTGTAATACCTATGCTGGATATCCTGGTGTGGGCAGCCGTTAAAAAAATCCGTGTCTCTGACGACAGGTTATCCAGACTACTGTATACAGACGATGACGAAGAAAGCGAAATGAGGCAGTCCAGCCAAATCAAAGATACCGACAGGCCTTTGGCTCTTAAATCCTGCACAACTGACTTTATCCGACAATTCCATTACTTCATGAACAAAAATAGCCATTTGAAGCAAATGAAAGTCTCTGATGTAATGAAACTATCGGATTAGTATTTTATCTATAACTGTCTGTTTTTAACATGAAAAACCAAAAGCATCATTGTAAATGATGCTTTTTTTTGCGATTTTTACTTTGAACCGGCCATTTTGCCACTTGCCATAAAACAGGGGAATTTCAGCTACTCTCAAGTTCCCCTGTTTTGTACGGCACCAACTTCGAGAAAACTATCCTGCATAGCAGCGAAGAACCTCCGCTTCAGGAGCTTCACTCCTTTCTTTTCCCAAGTGTTCGTATAGTGACTTCACCGCAACGACAAGGGAAAACAAAATGAAGAATCAAGCAACCCGCCTCATACGCTTACCAGAAGTTCTCGAACGAACTGGCTACGGAAAAGCCTGGATCTATCGTCTGATCAGTGAAAGTCGGTTTCCGGCACCAGTGAAGATCGGTGTTCGTGCCGTTGCTTTTGTCGAGAGTGAAGTTGACGAGTGGATTCAATCAGTTATCGAAACAAGTCGAAATAATGTTGCTTAGTTAATTTGGGGAGACATGTTATGAATATCGAAGAATTTGTGAGTGAAGATAACCATATGTGCAATTTAGGCGATGATCTTTTTTACAAGATCTTCGAGTTGGGGGCAATCTATGATTTACCTGATAATGAATTTAACAGAAAGATTGTTTACTGGTTAAGCCAGTATTTAGTAGGGAATCTAAGGAAACCGTTAGATGAGATCTCTGAGCTTAATGCTTCCAAACAGATATATGTTTACGAGACCTGGCTCTCGTTAATTAAATGCCCTGATGAAATGAAACTTTTGGCGAAGCGGATAATTCTATATCTATTGGATTAATAAATTTTTATGAAAATGTAAAGTTTGGCTGAATATTTTTGCTTAAAACTTTACAGAATAACTTACATTATTTTTATGACCGTTTATTCGCAAGGCAGTGAGATAATTTTCGAGGTATTAGGTGTACATAATAATAACTAGATCTACCTGATGATAATTTGACAAGAATAATCGTCTATCTCACTGTTTTAATTTAAATAAATATCTTAATCGATTCAAATAAATTTGTAAATCTACGAAATGCTTATTAATAATATATTGGAATTATACTTTTTGTAAAGTTTAGGAGGGAAATATGTGCAGTATTTGTGTGGATTCTTTTATGTTCGAAAATGGTGAGAGATATTGTCATGTCGTAAATAAAGCTACTGGTGAGCCATTGTATTATCCTAACTTGTATATAACAACACAAGTCAGGAATCGGTCAGAGTCTATATCAACAATGAAGGTTATTGCCGGTAGCATTTCATTGTTATATCGATTCTTTATGAGAAAAAATATCAATATTGATGAAAGAATCCAGAAGAAGCTGTTTCTTGCTCCTCATGAAATTGAGGATTTGATTGAATTTACTTCATTAAATTTCCGAGATGGAGGGGATGGTAATTTTAGGATTTCAAATGTCAAAAAACCAACTAAGTATTTTCGCATTACAACAGTAGCTAACTATCTTGAATGGTTGTGCAAAATACTTCTTTCACATGCAGGTCAGAAAAACACTCTCAAGGAGGTAATGGCGTTCATTAACCACATAAAAAGAAAGAAACCAAGAAATAATGATAAATATAATATGGAAATCGAAAAGAGCTTAGACAAAGCACAACTGGATTCTTTGTTTAGCATACTTTCGCCAGGGAGTAACTTGAACCCGTTTACGGAAAAAGTGCAAAAAAGAAACAATCTAATATTTCTTCTATTACATTGCTTTGGCCTGAGGGCAGGTGAACTTTTGAATCTGCGAATTGGCGATATAGATTTTTCAGAATCGACAATAGCAATAAGGAGGAGAGCAAATGATAAAACAGATCCGCGAGTTTATCAGCCATTAGTGAAGACTTGTGAGAGGAAGTTAATTGCTGATGCGAACCTTATATATGAAATTTCAGATTATATCTTGAATGATCGTAGGAAAGTCCAAAATGCTAATAAGCATGACTTTCTATTTATTACCTATAAGGAAGGGAAGACTCAAGGGCAACCGCTGTCATTTTCTTCTTACCATAAGATAGTGAGTGTTGTTCGTCAATCATCCTCGCTTCTAAGTGGATTAACAGGCCATAAATTACGACACACATGGAATTATGAGTTTTCGAAAGCAATAGACAAGAATCAGGACATATCCGATGAAAAAGAGCAACAAATCCGTTCTTATCTCATGGGATGGCGACCGGGATCAGAAACTTCAATAATTTATAATCGCAGGCATATTTTTGAGCTATCGAAAAAAACTGCACTTGAACAACAAGAGCAACTATTCAAAGGAGGATTTGATGAATAATTTAATTAAATATAACCCTGATAAAATGTCTATTCATGAACATAAAATCGTCAGTTCGATTGAAAACAACGGAATCAATCTTACAAACTTAATATATTCTATGAACGAAAATTTGATTTGTGGATTTGTATATACAGTACAATATTATTTTAATAGTAACAGCTATTTGTATGTGAAAAATATTGTTAGAAATATGGAGAGTCTTATCCGTAAACTATCTCCTACTCATATTGATGATAAAGTTCTAATTGAATATCAAAATAAGAAATTATCAAAAGCCCCAGCATCATTTCGTGTTTTACGACCATTTTTGATTAAATGGTTTGAGTTAGGATATCCTGGAATAGATGAAAGTGCGGTAGAACTGTTAAAGCATTTGGACCTAAAAATAAAGAAATCTGGTCAGTCTGTGCTTCAAGATGATCCAACAGAGGGACCATTAACTAAAGAAGAACATACTTCTTTGATTAAGGCTATGAATCATTCATATAGAAAAGGTGAACTGTCACTGCCACATTATGCAATATCACTATTGATCAGCCTTACAGGTAGAAGACCTCAGCAGTTAGTTATGTTGAAATATAAAAACCTTCTTCAAAAGAACTTAGATAATGGAAAAGTAGAATATGTAATTTCAGTGCCACGAGTTAAACAACGGGGTAAAGAACTACGATATCGAGAACTTGCAATAATATCAGAGGTTGCATCAATTGTTCAATTGCAAGCCAATCAATCAGTGAAACTTGTTGAGCAAGCTCTTGGAAAAACTCTTGATGATTATTCTAAACGAGAAGTTCCTATTTTTTTAAATGAGGAAAAACTCTCAGATTTATCCATAAAAGGTTCAATTCTTCTGGGATATAATAAATTATATGCGAAGCCTACAATTGCTAATGTAGCTTTGAAAAGTATTGTTAATAATGGGGGAATAATATCCAACCGTACCGGTTCGATACTAAATGTTACTCCTCGTAGGCTTCGTTATACAATAGCAACTTTGCTGGCTAAGGATGGGCATAATGTTAATACTATAGCTGAATTATTGGATCATTCCTCTACTTCAAGTGCGGGGATTTATATTAAAAATCATGCTGACAGTGTTGAAAGAATTGATTCCGCAGTTTCAGAACAGTTGTCATTTATGGCTGATATTTTTATGAATGGAATCACTTCAAAAGAGAATTATCATATTAAGTTTTGCTCTTCAAAAAAATGCATAAGTCGGAATTTAAATAAAAATTTCCCTTGTGATAAATGTGCTTTCTTTATGCCGGTTGATATTGATGAGGTAAATGTCAAATGAATAATATTATTTTATTTAAATCTAAAAAACAACTTACGGCAGAAAGCAACTATAATGAATTTATAAAGTTTTGTCGCTATCAACTGATCGGACTAACCCAAACTCAGGATTGGAACCAGTATGCCTGGAAAGGATATGTCACATTTAGAAAAATAGGGGTTGGAAATAAAGTCTTTGATTCCAATGATGCAATGCACGAAGATTATATCAATTTTGCGAAAGCATATATTAGATATCAACACTCATTGAAACCATTGAAAAATTATGGGGCTATTATGATGGCCTTGCGATGTCTCGAACAGGCTCTTTTGCAGGTTCAGAACACGGGTCTCATTTATAATGTTACAGCCGTTGTTTTCGATGAGGCAATGCAGATCGGAAGTAAATATTTTGAAGGTAACGTTTTGGCTAAATGTGGAATACAGCTTGAAAAAATATCAAAGTTTCTATGTGAACATAATCTTGTTAAGTCAGGATATATCTCATGGAAAAACCACGTGAAACAGAAAGTCAAAAATAATTACCTTCCTGAGATCGAGGATTATCACCGACGCGATAAGTTACCAGATGAAGAGGCATTACTCGCTATTGCTGATATTTTTTCTAAAAATGATGAGTTACTGAGCCCAAGGGATAAGTTCACCAGTTCAGTATTTGCACTTCTACTTTGTTGTCCGAGCAGAATCTCTGAGATTTTAGCCTTACCTGCTGATTGTGAGATTACACAAATAGATGGCAAGGGTATCGAAAGATATGGGTTGAGATTTTATTCGGTTAAGGGGTATGGCCCTAATATCAAATGGATTCCACGGGTTATGATACCAGTTGCAAAGAAAGCGATTAGAAGATTACTTTCCTTATCACAAAATGCAAGAGCACTTGCTCACTGGTGCGAAAAGCACCCTGATAAATTTTACCGACATGAGCTTTGCCCAACAGTTGATGAAAAAACTAAATTGACCGTTGTACAAGTTTGCCATGCACTGGGGTATCATTTATTTGATCATAAATCATGTGTTTTAAAAATTAAAAGAACGAGTTTGGATGGTGGAAAAAGTTTCTTAAACTCCAATGATTATAATTATTCATTGTGCGAACTATGGGAAATGATTAGTTCTGGTTTTAGCAGAGACTTTCCATGGTACGATAAAGAGAAATCTATAAGATTTAGTAATGCTTTATGCTTGCTCAATGCTGATCAATTTTCTTTATCACGAATGGCTTCAATTTTCATATTTTACAAACCGACTAAAAGTTTCTTCTTTAGCGATATACAAAGTAAAAGAAGCTTTGAGGTGGGGTATAAAAATATATTTGCACGATATGGGTATTATGATGATGAGGGTAAACCACTACTTATTCGCTCACACCAACCACGGCATCTATTAAATACAATAGCTCACTATGGTGAAATGTCTGAACTTGATATAGCTAAATGGTCTGGTCGTATTAATGCTAATCAGAACAGAGTTTATAACCATGTGTCGGAAGAAGATATGTTAGATAAAATCAAAGCTATTAAATTGATCAAGAGTAATTATTGTAAGAGAGAGTCAATTCCCTCAATTGAATCGCCAGTTGACTTCGATAACCTTTATCAAGGGGCAATTCACTTAACAGAATTTGGTTACTGTGTGCATAACTATTTGGTTCAACCTTGTAATAAAATTAATCAGTTTTTGGAATGTGACAATGAGGCACTGGACATGGAATCAATTGATAGAATGAAGCTTGAATCTATCCAAGAAAAAGTAACAAAACTGAAGAGTATAACGCAGACCGCTTGTGAAAATGGTGATTATGGTGCAGACAAATGGCTGCAACACCATGAGAAAAATTTGGAAAGAATTAATAAATTATTGAATAATTGAAACAGGAGATACATATGGCAAAACATTTAAACAGGAGTGAAATAAAAACAATTACAAATATTATATTGGCTTGGGACGGCAAAATCACATGGGATGATTTATGTGAATCAGTATATAAAAATCTTAACAGAACAATCACAAGGCAATCTTTAAGTGCTCATAATGAAGTTGTTGAAGCATATAAAACAAAGAAAAGTTTGTCCAATTTGAAAAAATCAGGCTTAAAGAAACCAGCCAATTTAACAATTGCGGCACAACAAATATTAAATCTTAAAGCCGAAAATGAAATGTTGAAAAAACAGAACAATAGATACAAAGAGCAATTTAGCTATTGGCAGTACAATGCTTACAGACACGGTCTTACTATGGAACAGTTGAATAGGCCATTTAATAAAAAATAGCAATTGATAGGTTACATCTATTGACAAGTTAAATAAATGCGATAAATATAAATATATTGTCAGGAAGACTATTTCAATTATGCAAGGATGCATTTTATGGACAAAAAAAATATCAATTCAGAATTTACTCTGGAAGAACAGCTTATCGTTATCGTAGACAAATATATCTCTAAGCGATATCAGCCACATGATAAAAGTTTCTCATGCCAGCTTTACTTAATTTTTGTGGGATACCATTTGAAGTATTTCTACCCTGAAAGGATTTATTCTAAATCCAATCGTAATATTGATAACATAATGGCTATGTTTAGCTCGGTATACAAAAGTCTGACAAGCAATCTTCTACAACGATTAAATAACAAAGAAGGAGTGATTAGGGAGCTAAACTCGCTTGTTAATTACATAGATAACAATCAAGAAAAAGCAGAGGAAATCTATGCTACTGTCAGAGCACAATATGAAATGAAAGTAATTGAGACAGAGTTAACCCATGAAGTTCGAGTAAGAACCGTCAGGTTATAGGTAATAAAAAGCCCCTAAGCAGGGGCTAAAAAAGACTTATTGATACAGGCTACTACTGAACTTCTTTCCAGACACCATCAGCTTTCACAAGCTTAACAGGCTTTGTTTGTTTCATGTTGCTGATAGAAGCATCGACAATGCAGTTGTAAACATTGTTTGCTTCTTCTGTGCAACTTAGTTTCTTAACATAATCTATTCTTAAAAGATCTTTTTCGGGAATACTTGAGTTCAGAGCTTTCATACTTGCATTTGATCTATCTACAACACTTTTGAAAGCATTGTATATGTCTTTTTCAGAAGGTTCGGAATTACAGGCTGTTAATAGAAAAGTAGAAAGGATAACTGCGAGAATTGAGTATGTATTCATTTTCTTGTCCAGGAAACGATTAATTAAGAATGCCAGATTTTGTATTGTTATTATCAGTAGAGAATGTCCACTTGCTTACGGTTTCTCCATTGAAGTCGATTTCGAGAGTTTTAGACTGAGTCTGGGAGCCGCCAGTTAGCAAACCGACAACAGGGATAAAAGTTGAGGCATTGAACTGATTGTTATACATGAAATATCTCCATTGCTCGTTGCCATCGTCAAGAGTCGTTCTGGTGTCAGGCTCACCAAGTTGAACAAGTAGCTCTGCCTTAGTTGTTTTGTTTTTAATTATTTTCGATTGAAGGCTTTGAGCCGTTTCATTTTTGATTTTTTGGTTCCCTGATGTTGAACAGCCAGAAATTAAAAATATTGCAATGAAAAAGGAGGTTACAATAAATTTATTCATTTTATCTTCCTTATTATATTTGATTAGGGTTAGCTTTTATGTGTGAAAACGGCTCTGTGTGCAAATTTCTTACGTAAATAGAATCTCAAAGAAATTGCTGATGCAAAATAGATAACGACAGCAAATATAAAACTTTGACTGACAGCGAATATGAAGAAAGCTATCGCCAACAGCACAATTCCTATTAGTAAAGCTAACCAAGATGAAACGGCTCCATATTTGATGGTTGAATGACAGCCAGTGCAGACGCTAACTCCAAACTGGCTCTCTTTGAAGCAGAACGGGCACTTTATTGTTTCGTTTTTCATATCAACCTCAAGGTTGCAGATTAAATGGTGCGTTTACAGAGATTCTCGATGACCGACTCTCTTTAGTAAAATTGCTTGTACCGATCGATGATTAGCTCTTGATAGGTCCAGGCTATCACAACCAGATTATCGATCTGTAATAACGATCAATATTTTCTTGACTAAACGAAAATTTGTTACTACAGATAGAGTGCGGTTACGAAAAGTATTTGTAATTGACTGTCTATAAACGAATTTTTCTTGCAGGTTTTAGATGCTGAGTTGCATAGACTTTTGAGAATCTTGCAGGGTTGTTGTGAAGAATGCTCTTACCGTAGCTTCGGAGAAGCTCTATGAGCCGTTGTAAAAAGGGAAACCAGCTACTGAGCCTGAGATGCTTTTGCTGTTTGACTGTATTCTTTAGAAGAATCTTTTCTACGATTGCGGTCCGTTTGTCTTCTCTGAGCCGTAATTCCAGTTCTGCAATTTTTCCACCGATACTTTCCCTTCTCTCAGTTGTCCTTAAGATCGTTGCAGGAGCAGGGGCAGGAGCAGGAGCAGGAGCAGGAGCAGGAGCAGGAGCAGGAGCAGGAGCAGGAGCAGGAGCAGGGGGTTCTTCTGGTGGTATGCCGGTTCGCAGAGCTTCTAGATGGTCTGGGTTGTAGTTGAGCCTGTTACTAAGATTTGCCCAACTGTAGCTCTTGCCCAATTGCGAAGCTTTGAAAGCTATATCGCGGTAGGAAAAAGAGAACCCGTTCATTTTCCCGGTAGAAGCGACATTCGCCGTCCAGCCGACTTCTGCTTCTTCCAGCCTCTTGATAAAAGTTAAAAGGTCAGGTGTATCTGCCAAACTTTTATCAAGTATCTGTTGGAGAGCTTCCTTAGGGGCGGGAAGACCAGTCCGTTCTGATAGCATTTGTTCGTTGCGAGAGATTCTTTTCCGCTTCGGTTGCTTTGGTGCAATGGCTGAGGCTGTTTTGGTCACTGTTAGATTATGAGTGATTTCAAGCTCACTGATTATGCGGGTACTTATAAGGTTCTCATTCCTGCCAAGGTAGAGTTTCCCACCGGCTATGTCGATTCTGCTGGCAATAATGTGTATATGCTGGCCTTCGTCGTTATGAAGCACATAGCAACGGAGGTGAGTATCACTGAACCCCATCCTCTTCATGTAGTCATCAGCTATGGTTACCCACTGGTCATTCGACAAGGATTCATTCGTAGGTAATCGAAGTGAGTTGTGCCACACCGGTTTCTGGACATCTAGCCGAAGCTGTTTTGTGCCATTGAATTCGGAAATCAGTTCAAGAACAGAGCTACTTAACATGTTCCCGCCAATTACGACTGGATCGCTTTTATGATGTGCTCCCGGTTGCAATGCATAACGAACAACACCAGCGAAGCTCTTACCCCTTTTGATCTTCTGCATTCCTTTCATGCGAAAAACTACCTTACGGACGGATCAGAACCTGTAAGACATGAGCGAAGCTCTTTAATCTGCTTTTTAACAGCGAAGATCTCTGTTTTCGTCAGTTCACTATTACTGCTTTTAGTATCAAGGTGGATTATTAGACGATTTAGCTTTTGAGATATATCAGACAATGATTGCCAAACTTCTAAATTGATTGCAGGAATGGTCGGAGGAAGCTTTTGAAGTGATGCCATGCGAAGCCATTCACCTTTGCGTTTATCACCACGGCTTGCATTGAGAAGCTCTAACTCTTCTTTATTTAATCGTACACTTACACAGTGTATTCGCAATGATTGAGATTTATTATCGCTAATAGGCTTGAAATTATTTGTATACGACAATGTTATTATTTTACCCATATAAACTCCTTTTTATATATTTATTCGCTTTAAAGTGAGCAATTCCTTTGCAACACATTATATATTTATAGTGGAAATGCAATTCATGTCAATGAGTTAGGTTAGACTTTGACTTTCTTTTTCAACCGAAGGGCGAAAAACAAGGGAACTCAAAGAAGCGGAGCTTCGATGAGTTAGCCCTTGCTTTATATTTATGCGTAGCGATGGTTGACATGTAAAAAAATAATGGTATTTATTTATTAAATTGCATGCCGGAAAATTTATGTTATGAATAGAAAATGGTGGTTCCTTTTTATTTTAATTATCTTAAATATCGTAGCTGTGTATATTGGCCTATATCTTGATAATGATATTTTCATGCGGAGATTCAAGGAGTTTGTGTATGTTGTCGATATTATATCCATACCATTCATTGTCGTTTTTTTTATCATTTAATCTTCTTGATCTGGTTTTGATGGCTTTCCTTTAATATCGGTCGCACTCATGAAAGCTTTTGTAAAAGAACAAACAATCAAAATAAATCTCAATGCAAAAGGAATGAAATTCTTTTCAAGAGATGATACACTTATATCTTCAATTGGACTTATAATGTAAAGCATTTTCATAGAAGCAAAAGCCGCAGCAAGAAAAAGAATTGTATCGTTTATTATTTTTATTATTTCCCCTCTTCTTCGGTATTGCTTTGTTATTGCTATAGCAGATGAAATACAAATCAAATAAAATCCTACATATGCTGGAATTGGTATTCCTTTGCAATCATTAACGATCACAATCAAGTAAGTAAAATATATTGTGTAGAGTGATATCTTTAAAAATGAAAGTGAGTCTTCATCTAATTTATCAGACATGAAATTTATTATAAAATGTTTTATTTTTATCATTCTCTATAACCCTGTTATGTTCTACTTATGGTGTAACTCAATGAAAATAACCGAGTACACCTTGAAAATTCAAACACCATTATTTCTAACTAAAATTTTATTTAGCTTTGAGATAATTCATTGTTCATTAAAAAACCCCTTATCTGAAATATACTTGAAAGTATATATTTTTTTCCCATCTGCTGCTGATAAATAACAGTTGGAAATATTTTCTTTGTTTGGGATTATTAGCATGAGAAAAAAAGGTCTTGTATGACCTGATTTGATAAATAAGTCTTGGATACTGCGGATATCCGTTCCTGATGGGCTTGCCACGCCTTCATTATGTGTATGCCAATCACCTAAGTAGTGAAAACCTTGCTTGAATAATGATATGATATCTTCTTTGGCTTTTTTCTCATCTAACTTGAAATAATTTCTTTTCCTCAAATCAGTAGAGCCTGGTGTGGTTATTTTATTGATTTCAATCTCAGAATCAGTGAGATTATTGGAAAATAGCATACCTCCAGATTCTTTACTAAAACAGTGAGTTTGACGGTGAGAAAATAACTCATCTACTATGCTTTGGCTGATGCATATTTTAAAATCTAATTCGGTACAATGAAATTTATGCATCACATTTTTCCCAATTAGAATTTTCAAAAACAAGAGGTATGATACAATCACCCTTTTCTGGATTTCCGAATTGTGCTATCCATTTATTATTCCATTTTCCACCCAATTCCAAAAGTTCTGTTTCTCTTCCTAAATAACTATAAGCAAAAGATTTATTTGAAAAACGATCCATAATAAGATCTATTACCGTTCTTGCAGTTAGAGCATGTAAATTAGTCAATGGGATAGCTCCGTATGGCTGGAACTCTCCGGCACATGCAGCTATCCTTTTGCGAGTATTTTCTTTCCAGTAAGTAGCCGGATATTTTAATGCACCTATATATTTACCTTCTGTAATATGCCAGCTATTAAAAGCATTAGAATCCACTTGGTTGACTATTACATGCCCAGCCATCGCATGAGCTTCAACAAATGCAAAGACAATAGCACCAAGAATGTCTTCCGACTGTCTTTTAATTAACTGCTGTTCAGTATTCCAATGTGCAGTGCAGCTTACTATAATATCGGCTTCTGCAATTTTCTGGTTATTCTTGGAATCTTCTGTCCAATCTTCATTAAAAGCTTCTATATACGCATTTGGAAACTCTTCCCGTAGCCTTGAGGCAAGAGCTAATGCTTTATTTTTATAAACAGAATCAAATCCTAATAGATGACGAGAGGAGTTTTCACTCTTCATTAAATCATCATCCCAAAGCATCATTTTTCTAATACCTGATTGAAGTAACAGTCTTGATACCGAAGAACCTACTGAACCACATCCGACGATAGCTACTTTATGTTCAGAGATTTTCTTGTAAGTTTTGTTATGCTCACGGCCTGTTAACCAAGAATCGTCAGAACGGTCTACTATGAGATTTTCTGTTTTTGTTTGACTTATTCTATTTTTTAAAATCTTTCCATCGATGTAATTTCTATAACCATCTAATAAAGCTGTATTCCTGAATCGACCCCGACTAATACCTCTGGTATCGAAACGGTCTGAGGCAAGATCACTAACTCCCTTAGGAATCTGTATTCCTATAATATTCATCCCAGAAGGAGTTGGGAATGAAATTAGAATTATTGGCTTGACATTGAACATATTAGCACAAGATCTTAAGATCAATTCAATAGTGCTTTCTGAATCTTCCTGTTGCTGATTTATGAGTTCAAATAAATCCCTTGCAGTTTTGGGATACTGACTCGGATACCAGGCTTCATTGAAGAATATCAATGGAATTGAAATTATTTTAGAGAGTTGCTGTTGCCTTATTCTCTTATCTTTTGAATTACTTTCATCCGATTCTAATGGCAATATTTTTTGGTTTTCCAACCAGTTAATTAATTCTTTTTGTGTGTCAGAGTATATTACTCCAAATTTTCGAGTCCGATAACCGAAAACCGACCTTGTGTTTTTATTTGTTAGATCACACAGGCTTATAAGTCGATCTATTTTATTACATTGATAAATCCAATAGTTCTGGAACTCATCAATGAAATCCTCACTTAAATCTCCATTTATTCCTTTTCTTAGCATTAGTATAGCATCGTTTAGTAAATCGACTGCATAGGTCATATCATTATGATCGATGATATAACTGTCAGGCCAAACACATAACTTGCCATTTTTTTCTAAGTGCGGGAGTTGGCAAACATCAATTTTAGGTGAGGAAATAAACACATCTGGAATGTCAAATTGACTAAGAGTTTTGTATCTTAGTTGCAATACAATTGGTTCATTACTAAATTCTAAATCAGTTACTAATTCCCAAGCACAAACATATTTATCGTTGAATTTTGATAATTCATTCGTAGAAAGCTTCCTTGCACCATAAGGTGCAAGGATTGTGCTCAACTGATCTATCTTTTTACTAAGACAATCAGGCATAACCACCACCACCTTGTCTATTTACAGCAGCACTTGATGATTCAGCCATACCTAATGCAGATGCAGCAATTTTCTTAATACCGTTATCGGAAATTTCAATCTCTAACGGAATATTCTCTCCATTCTTTTTATGGTCCGATACACATAAAAATTGACCTTGCACATTATCAACAATTTTTTCGTATTCTTCTTTTGCTCGATAGGCCGGAGGGTCTTTCTCATCATCTTCAATTACTTTTGAACTGGAAATAATGAAAGCATTTTGTTTAGCCCGGTTGAACACTTCCATTGCTTTCTCTGATGTTTCTGCTTCATCACCCATATCACTTAAACTATGATGGGAAAGGCTATGCCATGAACAATGGTGTGGTGCTTGTAAGATATCATAATCTAACCAAGACATTGAATATTTATCAGTTAGACGATCTCTTACACATTCCCAACAAACAACTTCGGCATCTCCACCACTTAAAAAATAAGCAGTTTTATTACCACCTTTTATTGCAAAATTCATTATTACACTGGAATGGTTTTTACCCAATTTATCTTCTAATTCATCAAGGTCTTTCTTCGGTGAAGGACCCAGTAAATGAGCTTCAAAACATGAGGAATAGCTTTGGTTAATCCAGCGAGTTTTTTGATCTAATTCTAATAGAATATTTGGTATGTCATCCGTTTTATCACCATCGTCCTTGCCTAAAACCAAAACTTGATTTCCGACTCCATCCAAATAGCCCTTTTCTTTATAAAGATTGACTCTTCTCTTGACTTCTGCGTTCAAAGCTTTTGCGTCATCACATAAAGGATGATTCTGTGCATGATGTCGTCTAAATACAATTGGGCTTGACCAGATCTCATTGATGAAAATTTTATCACTCCTTTCACTCCAATTTTCAGGTTTTCCCAAATGGAAGTGATCAGATACTCCATCGCAATGATCTGAATCAGGGTGCGACCAAATAAAGAGATGAACAAAGAGACGGCCTTCGTCATTACGAGAAAGTTTTTCTCTAAGTTGTGAGCGAACATCGGGATGTTCTTTACCATCTCTGATACGACAATCGATTAATATATTCTTTCCATCTTCGGTTTGAATAAGTGTCATATCCCCATTACCTACGGGGAAAAAAGATATCTTTGCAGTCATATCATATCCTTTTTAATTATTTCTGATCGGAATTATCACCCGACCTTGCTGTGCGAGATTTTTCAATCCCAAAAATAGCCATACCTACATCTTCGATTTTGCCCACGAATTTATCTACATTCAAGCCAGCAAAGAAGGCAAATGCCATATATCCATAGTCTCCACCACTACCGTTTTGTGATGCATCTAACACTATCAAACCTGCTTTTAGAAACAGGTAGGCCACAACACCACAGATACCGCTGACAACAGGCCTTAATACATACCAGACATACCAACGGTCATCCCAGCAGTTTCTGACACACTTGTTTAGATATACACCACGGAGGCAGTAAAGAGTCCCACCAAGCACTCCGATCAGTCCACAACGGATCATTAGCTTCTTGCTCATGATCCATTCAGGGAACACATCACCCTTTACTAATCCTGCATACACAAGGATAACAAGTAAGAGTAAGGTGAAGAGATAACAGATTATTCTTTTCATATGTAGCCTATATGTAACCTTTGATGAGGGTTTTTATTTTTATTCATTTTAGATCATTAACTTAGATTTTCTAGAAAAGTACTGCTGCATCATTGGAGGGTTATGCTGCGTCAGCCTTGTATTTTTGAGATGAAACATAATCACTCCACCATTGCATGAGAACTACCCGTTCTGCGAGATACTCAGCACGATTGTAAGCTGCAATTATTTCATCTTTCTTCGAATGGGCAAGGGCCGCTTCTAAGACATCTATCCTGAACTTACCCGACTCCTCTGCGGCCGTTCGGGCAATAGATCTCATTCCATGGGCTACAAGCTCACCTCCGAAGCCCATGCGGATTATGGCCGCATTAGCTGTTTGTTCATGCATATGGTTAAGAGGAGCCTTTATGCTTGGAAACACCCATTCACGATGCCCACTTATGGCTTTCATTGAGTCCAGGACTCTCAAAGCTTCTTTGCTTAGTGGAACTTTGTGAGGCTTCTTCATTTTCATAAACTCAGCCGGAATGTTCCACATGCCGGTTTCTATATCAATATCTGACCATCTTGTGCGAACCGCTTCACCGGGGCGGACCCAAGTTAGTAACTGCCATTCAATAAGTAACCTTGTTTCTAAACGGATAGAAGCATTGGTTAGAGCAATCAGGAAGCGGGGAAGTTCGGAAGGAGGTAATGCAGGCATATTCTGTTTTTTAGGCTTACTGAACCGTTGTCCAAGGTTGTCAGCCGGATTGAACTCTATGAGTTCTTCTGTTGCTGCATAGCGGAAAATTTCATTCAGGCGGGAAATGATTCGCCGTAAAGTTTCGAGGACTCCTCGTTGCTCAATAGGGTCAAGATGTTGCTTTAAGAGTTTGGGTCGGATCTCATTGACAGGAACATTACCCAAGCCGGGAAAGATATTTCTCTCCAGGCTTCGCCAGATGTCTTCTGCATGGTCTTGTGAGATACCTGAGGTCTTTACCTTCTCATCTAACCATTTCCTTGCCACGGTTTGGAGAGTGTGTTCAGTAGCATTCTTTAAGGCATTTGCTTTATCGTTGTTATGGACTTGAGGATCAATGCCATTGGCAAGCAAGGAAAGGTATTCATCTCGCAATGCTCTTGCTCTTGCCAGTGTAAGGTGAGGATAGGTCCCAAGGCTCATTTTGGTTCTTTTTTTACTCACTGGCACTGCATACCTGAAATACCAATTCTTCTTTCCTCCTTTCGAGAGGGGAGCGATTCGTAGTATCAAACCATCTCCGTCAAACAAGTTGATTTCTTTGTCGGCTGGCTTGGTGCTTTTGATTTCAGTGTCAGTGAGCTTCTTAGCGATTTTTGCCATTTTGGGACCCTCGGTTTTTGGACCCTTCTTAGTGGGTCCCATTCAGGGTGCCATATGTGATAGTTCTCAGCAATTCTCACTGGACGACAATAGACGTAAAAAAGCCCGCAAGGCTGATTCCATGCGGGCTTAGTAGACTTCATTGTACTTCAAACAACTAAAAAGTGGTGGAGCTGGCGGGAGTTGAACCCGCGTCCGAAATTTCTACATACCATTTTTACTGTAATTAAAACAATAATTTGCGTTTAAAAACAGAGTGTTAGTGTTATTTGGTGTTTGTCCGTTTTATGCCTTTTTAACACTCTGCCGCCAAAGTGCCGCCATTATTTTGATGTTTTAATATGCTCATACACTTGTATTTCATCCAAGCAGACCTCGAATTTATAAAAGTCAGTTAAATGATAGATGCGCAAAATTTCGTCATCAATACTGCCAGTTAATTCATTGTTTTTCCTTCTCCTCAGCCGTCTACTCAACGACTCTTGACTGGATTGAACAGGTGTTTCAGGGATATATTCCAGGGTCTTTAGTACCTGCCACGATACGGGGAGTGTCATTTTAAATGTTTTCGCCAATTTTGGGCAAAACTCGTTACTGACCATTTGCTGATATTTTATCTTTGGAGGAAATACGACGTTAATGCCCCTTGTTCCGGTTGCATAAGCCGGTAATTTAGTTGAGCGATATGCGATACCAACAATAGTCTCGTAACTGTTGCGACTAATCCACTGCATTAGTAAATTTGGTATTATATATTCTTGGATGAATGTTGCATCCCCATGCTTTTTAATATAATTACAAGCTATAATCAAAGGCCACAATGCTAAATAAGAAAGTTTAGTTTCAAAATCAAATTTATTACCGCGTGTAGGATCCAATATAGACCTTCTTCGATATAAAAAATCAGGGCCTAGATTCATCACCATAGAATCATCATCTTCAGAAGTTTTAAATGCTGATATATATAATCTATTAAAGTCAGGCTTGTCCATTTCGCGCCAGCAAATATACAGCGAACTGCCTAAATATAAACAGGGTAACCCTGCCACAGAGTATCTTTGGGCCCTAACTAAATGCCTGTCAGTAAAGGGGATATGAAACATATCCCTGCGTGTTGAAAGTGGGGTGTCAGATTTCCTAACTCTGTATAACGGTGCGTCCTCATTACATAAATCTGATAACGGTATACAAATGTTTTCTAAATGCTCAATTATGGATTCAGGCTCAAGCATCCTTTCAAATGAATCATAGGCAGCCTTTATGTCACCGGAAAGGAACTCTGTTATACATTGAACAATACCGTATTGCATTTCCTCAATTGAATTATAAATTTCACGGAGTTTTGTGGATAAGTCGTCATTATTATCTTCAATGTAGTCATCTAGACATGCCCTGAATTTATTACATTTCTGAGCAAAATCCTCTATTAAGGTCGAGTTTTTATCAATCTCAATCGGTGGTCTAATACTGGTCTTTCTTCTGATGGTATTGAAAAGAACGTCTAAGTTAGTATCAAGCTCTTTAGATGTTTTCATTTTTTCAATTTGATTCGGTTAAATTAAACAATGGGTTCTTTGTTACAGCATCTTCTAGATGATCAGGGGAAAAATGCGCATAAATCATTGTCATTTTTATATCGGCGTGCCCTAGGATTTCTTTTAGGACAAGTATGTTTCCACCGTTCATCATAAAGTGGCTGGCGAATGTATGACGCAACACGTGGGTGCATTGGCCTTCGGGCAATTCGATACCAGCCCGTTTAACTGCACGCTCAAAAGCTTTTCTGCATGGCGTGAATAGCTTCCCTCTGTTTTTGGGGAGTTCGTCATACAGATCCTGTGATATCGGTACGGTTCGGTTTTTCTTGCCCTTGGTTTTAGTATAGGTGATCCGGTATTTAGATAACTGATGGCCCTGCAGGTTTTCGGCCTCACTCCACCGCGCGCCGGTGGCCAGGCATACCTTTGCGATCATTAACAGGCTGGGGCTTTGAGAATCAGCGCAGGCATCAAGCAGGCGTTTAATTTCGTCTTGGGCAAGGAACGCCAGCTCCCCCTCTGCGATTTTGAATGTTGGTAGCCCGGCGAGCGGGTTAGGCGCTGACCAGTGGCCCAGCTTTTTCAGGGTGCCAAAAACGGATGATAAGTTACGCTGTTCCAGGTTTACCGTGCGGGGCTTTACTGGCGACATCAGCGCGCCGTCTTCGTTACGTACTTCACCTTTTAATCGTGCTTCGCGATATTTTGTAAAGTCACCGGCGGTTAATTCAGAGGCGACGGGATCGCCCAGGCCATTACAGATGATATTCAATTTCGCCATTAGGCGCTTGGGGTCTGCTAGCGTCTGGCCGTAAAGGGAGTGCCACTGCTCAATCAACTCTGACAAACGCCGCCGATCTTCTTTTTCACCCAGCCACGGCTTTTTGTTCACTTCATCCAAGGTGAAGTTTTCGAATGCTACAGCCTCGCCCTTTGTCGCAAATTGCTTGCGCACACGCTTGCCGTCACGCCCGTTCGGATAACACTCGCACAACCATTTTCCGTTCGGCTGTTTTCTGATCGTCATAGTTAGATGCTCTTAATGACTTTTACTGCGCGGCCAATTACCTCAACGTCGTCGACAGAGCATTCAAAAGAGGTGTCATCTTGATGGACAATAATTTTGTTCCCAGGGATTCGGGCAATCTTCACGATATTTTTCATACCATCAATATCGATAAGCCAGATTCCATTACTGAGCTGTTTTGCAGAGGTATCGACAACGTAATCCCCTTCAGTCGTTTTTACGTACAAACAGTCTTCTGCTTTACCTGAAAGCAGCCCCTGATCAAGATAAATATCCTCCAGTTCATCAAAAGCACCGCCCTCTATCGTCACCTGTTTCACTGGCGGGACGACAATCTTAGAAAGAGGGCGTACTGTGGGCTGACTCTCGTTTTTGGACTTATTTTTTTCGTCTGTCTGAGGGTACATTTCTCCTTGCCCTGTTGTTAACCAGAGCAAAGAAATGCCTGTTTCAAGAGCGCATTGAATAACCCAGTCAGCAGGGAAGCTGTCACGTAACAGCCTGTTTGCCATAGTACTTTTAGAAGCTTGAAGGTGTTCAACTAAAGCAATCTGAGTATTGAAACCATAGGCAGTCATTAACCTTTTAATGGCTTCCTTTCCTCCCGTATTTGCACCACTGCTAATCTTCAAGTTGAACTCTCCATTTGACAATCCAATATCGGGATCGTAATTTATGTCCAACTTCTAAAGTGAGAGTTTGGAAGTTGGGGTTGAACATCATAAAACGAACTTAAACTAAGAGATACTGCACTATGAGCACAGATATTTCAATTCGAGTACCCAAAGAGATGGCTACGCCTGCAGAGTTCGCGGAGTGGGAAGGTATTTCACGTGGCTCTGTATACCAAAAAATTCACCATGGTCAGCTTGCTAAGTACATGGTTAAAAAAGAGAAAAATAAAGGTCGCGTAAGCCTGCGTTACTTAATGTACAAAACCGATCAGGTCCGTGAGTCTCTTGGTCATTCCAACTTCCGCGTCATTGTTGGTCAGTAAGTTCGATTATGAGAACTTTTTAAGGGGCTCGCATGTTTGATTATAAGATTTCCAAACATCCACACTTTGAAGAGGCCTGCCGGGCTTTCGCACTGCGTCACAACATGGCGAAGCTGGCAGAACGCGCGGGAATGAATGTCCAGACGCTGCGCAACAAGCTGAACCCGGACCAGCCGCATCAGCTCACACCGCCTGAAATCTGGCTGCTTACCGATCTCACTGAGGACTCCACCCTGGTTGACGGCTTCCTGGCACAAATTCACTGCCTGCCATGTGTGCCGATGAACGAAGTGGCAAAAGAGAAATTGCCGCACTACGTCATGAGCGCCACCGCTGAAATCGGGCGAGTTGCCGCCGGTGCCGTTACTGGCGATGTGAAAACCACTGCCGGGCGCCGTGACGTGATCAGTAGTATCAATTCAGTAACTCGTCTGATGGCACTGGCTGCCGTTTCCATGCAGGCCCGCCTGCAGGCCAACCCCGCAATGGCAAGTGCGGTGGACACCGTAACGGGCCTTGGCGCTTCGTTCGGCATTATCTGAGGTGATTATGCTGACTAATGAACCGTCATTCGCATCGCTATTAGTTAAACAAAGCCAGGGTATGCACTGCGGCCATGGCTGGATTATCGGGAAAGATGGCAAGCGCTGGCACCCGTCCCGCTCTCAGGATGAACTGCTGGCAGGGCTGACCACTACCAAACGGGGGAAACCATGGCTATTGAAGGCGCTGCGGCGACTGTTCCATTAAGCCCGGGTCAACGTATGGAAGGGCTGAACCGAATAGCGGAATTAAGGGCGAATGTGTTTGGTCTGAATATTGAGCCAGAGCTTGAAAGGTTTATTAAAGATATGCGCGACCGCCGCGATATAAACCATAAACAAAATGAGCGGGCACTGGCAGCCATATTCTTTATGGCAAAAATTCCGGCAGAACGTCACGGCGTCAATATTAGTGATCTGACTACTGACGAAAAGCGGGAACTGGTTAAAGCAATGAATCATTTTCGTGCAGTGGTGAGCTTATTTCCCAAACGGCTAACCATGCCGAATTAACCCACAACAGAAATTAATGGCGTAAACCCGCCGGGCATTCTTTTGCCCAAATTCAGGAGAAAGAACAATGCAGAACGAATTACCAAAAATGTTTGCACCAGAAACCGACCAGCTTATGGCGGTGATCGATATTGCCAAACGTGAGGAGCGCAAAGGACGCGCGCTTGCAGTTTCAATCCGTCTTGAGGCGCTGGCAACCCATATCGCCAACAAAGGGTTAAACGGTATTGAAGCGGCTGAACTGCTGCGCCGTGAAGCTACCCGCTACGAAAACGAATCCCAGGAGCTGCACTAATGGCTGACTCTATGGATCTCGTACAGCAGCGGGTGGAAGAACAGCTGCAGCGCCACATCCACAATGCCCGTATCCGAAAGGTTGGGGCTTCTTCACTGGAGTGTGAAAGCTGCGGAATAGTCATTCCCGAAGAACGCCGGGCCGCCATGCCGGGCTGTGATCTCTGCGTTACCTGTCAGGAAATCGCAGAGCTTAAAGGTAAACACTACAACGGAGGCGCTGCATGAGCACCATCCTGAAATGGGCGGGAAATAAAACCGCTGTTATGCCGGCACTGATTAAGCACCTTCCTAGTGGCCCACGACTGGTTGAACCTTTCGCGGGTTCCTGTGCTGTGATGATGGCGACAGACTATCCCCATTATCTTGTCGCGGATATTAATGCTGACCTGATTAATATGTATCAGGTAATTAAAGATGAAGTAGAACACTTCATTGCTATCTCAAAGGCTCTCTTTGCCTGCAACAACTTTTCTGAACAGTATTATGTTATTCGTGAAGAGTTTAATCATTTGCATTCCTTAGACTTAATCTGGAAGGCTGCTTATTTCCTTTTTCTAAATCGCCATTGTTACCGTGGGTTGTGCCGTTATAACCGGGCAGGGCATTTCAACGTACCTTACGGTAACTATAAAGCTCCCTATTTTCCCGAAGCAGAAATTCGCACTTTTGCGGAAAAGGCCCAGCGTGCAACGTTCATTTGTTCCAGCTATGACGAAACATTGGCGTTATTGGTGCCTGGGGATGTTATTTATTGCGATCCGCCTTATGACGGTACTTTCAGTGCCTATCACACTGCCGGTTTTACTGAGGACGATCAGTATCAGCTGGCCTCTATTCTTGAGCGCCGTGCATCAGAAGGCCATCCGGTCATCGTTTCGAACAGCGACACTTTCCTGACTCGTTCCCTGTATCGCAATTTCACTCATAACCGCATTAACGTAAAACGCAGCATTGGTATTGCTGCAGGCGAAGGGAAAACCGCAGACGAACTGATTGCTGCACTCAAACCGAAAGTATGGGCTGGCTTTGATCCAGCCGGCGGCCCTGATTACTCGGTCGTGCATGAGGTGCGCGCGTGAGTCATCACGAAGTTGAAAAGCACGGCGGCGCAGAAGATTCCGCCGCTGCTTTTGCCTGGAATGTACCTAAAAAGGCGATTAACCCCTACATGGACCCGGCGGAAGTGGCGCCGGTTTCTGCGCTTTCAAACCTGATTACTCTCTATGCTGCGGATAACGAGCAGGAGCAGCTGCGCCGCGAGGCCCTGAGTAATGAGGTCTGGGAACGCTATTTCTACAATGAATCCCGTGATCCTGTTCAGCGAGAAATGGAGCAGGATCAGCTGATAAGCCGCGCCAAAATGGCCCGCGAGCAGCAGCGATTCAACCCCGATCTGGTCATCGTTGCTGACGTGGGCGCCCAACCGGCGCATATCAGTAAGCCGCTGCTTGAACGGATTAAATATTTCGAGGGCCTGGGCAAGCCGAAGGCATATTCCCGCTATCTGCGTGAAACCATCAGGCCGTGCCTTGAACGCCTGGAGCGCGTGCGTACCAGCCAGGTTTCTGCGTCATTCCGTTTTATGGCGAGCCACGATGGGCTGGAGGGCTTGCTGGTCCTCCCTGAAATGAACCAGGAGCAGGTCAAGCGGTTATCTACCCTGGTGGCGGCACACATGAGCATGTGTCTGGATGCTGCCTGCGGTGAGTTGTTTACTGATGAAGACGTTACGCCGGAAGAGATCCGCCGGTCATGGGAAAGGGTGGCCGCTGAGGCCATGCGCCTTGATGTTATCCCGCCTGCTTTCGAGCAGCTGCGCCGTAAAAAGCACCGCCGTAAGCCAGTCCCATACGAGCTTATTCCGGGCTCGCTTGCCCGTATGCTTTGTGCGGACTGGTGGTATCGCAAGCTGTGGCAGATGCGGTGTGAATGGCGGGAAGAACAGCTGCGCGCTGTCTGCCTGGTTAACAAAAAAGCGTCCCCGTATGTCAGCTATGAAGCCGTGATCCACAAACGCGAACAGCGCCGCAAATCACTGGAGTTTTTCCGCTCGCATGAGCTGGTTAACGCCGAAGGTGACACGCTGGATATGGAAGAAGTGGTAAACGCCAGCAGCAGCAACCCGGCGCACCGGCGCAACGAAATGATGGCCTGCGTTAAGGGGCTGGAGCTGATCGCAGAAATGCGTGGTGAATGCGCCGTGTTCTATACCATCACCTGCCCGTCACGCTTTCACGCGACGCTTAATAACGGCAGGCCAAACCCGAAATGGACCAGTGCCACGGTCCGCCAGAGCAGCGATTACCTGGTAAATATGTTCGCCGCCTTCCGTAAGGCGATGCACAAAGCCGGGCTGCGCTGGTATGGCGTCCGCGTTGCTGAACCACACCATGACGGCACCGTGCACTGGCACCTGCTGTGCTTCATGCGCAAAAAAGACCGCAAATCCATCACGGCGCTGCTGCGTAAATTCGCCATTCGTGAGGACCGGGAGGAGCTGGGCACCAATACCGGGCCGCGCTTCAAGTCCGAGCTTATCAACCCCCGCAAGGGTACGCCGACCAGTTATATCGCCAAATACATCAGCAAAAACATCGACGGGCGCGGGCTGGCGCAGGAAATCAGTAAAGAAACGGGCAGATCACTGCGCGATAACGCTGAGAACGTAAACGCCTGGGCTTCGCTGCACCGTGTCCAGCAATTCCGCTTCTTTGGTATTCCTGGCCGCCAGGCTTACCGTGAGCTGCGTCTGCTGGCCGGTCAGGCTAAGCGCGACCTTCCCCCATTGAAGCCCATTCCGGGTAAGCCTGAACTGACGCCTGAGATTCTGGCGGCCCTTGCAAATGCGCGGCCTGTTATCGGCAATCCGCGTCTTGATGCTGTGCTGGCCGCAGCTGATGCCGGTTGCTTTGCCACTTACATCATGGCGCAGGGCGGCGTCCTGGTTCCCCGTAAACATCACCTGGTCAGAACAGCTTATGAGCTGAAAGACGAGCCGAGCACCTACGGCGATCATGGTATCCGTATTTATGGCGTCTGGTCCCCGATCATTGAGGGCCGGATCTGCACTCATGTAGTGAAGTGGAAAATGGTTCGTAAAGCCGTTGACCTTCAGGAGGCGACAGCCGACCAGGGCGCTTGCGCCCCTTGGACTCGTGGCAATAACTGTCCCCCTGTTGAAAATTTGAACCAGACTAGAGCAGGTCTGCCTAACATTAAAGCCATCAATGAGAAGGAGTTGCATGATTACCTCCACAATATGGGCCAGAAGGAACGGCGGGAGCTTACAGCAAGGCTGAGACTGGTAAAACCGACGCGGAAAAAAGCATACAAACAGAGTATTTCGGAGCAGCAGCGTCTGCAGCTTGAGGCAGAACTGAATGCCAGAGGGTTTGAAGGTAGTGCATCGGAGATAGATTTGCTTCTACGTGGCGGTAGCATTCCATCCGGGGCAGGGTTACGTATTTTTTACCGTAACCAGCGGCTATTGGAAGATGATAAATGGTGCCAGTGGCATTAAGACCGCCGTTTAACATTTTGTGTGCTATTGAGTGGAGTAAGAGCTTCCAATCAATTGACAAAAAACAGTTTTACATTTTTTTATTCTTATTATACTGTTTATATGTACAGTTGTTGTGTGGCCGTATTCGTGTCAGGAGGGAAGATGCAGGATTATCTTTTGGAGTCGCTGAAGCTCCAGCGTATTGATTTCTTTATTAAGCTTGTAGCTGCTAGTGAGTGTAGTGACGAAGAAAAACGGCTGGCTATCCAATGGGTATCTGAGTTGACAGATGAGTTGATTGCTAAAATCCGAAACCATGAAGATAGTTGAACAATGCGTATCTTCGGTCGATGAATGTTGGTATAAACAATACAGGCAGATGTTGGAGTTGTTCTTCTAAGATTATGTTTTTTATGGTAATTCAATGGGATAGCTATAAGGATGTATTGTGATATAGCTCATTTTTTTTATTGGGAGCATCGCTACAATGAAATGTTATCCGAGGTGTGCTGATTAGCCACACAAAGGGCTTTTCTTAATCAAGGCATTAATGCCTGCTAAGTTACTCATAAAATTAGGTTTGATAACAATGATGAAGACATTACCTGAAACTATTGATAGACTTAGTGTGGACAGATTTAGCCTGTTGAAATGTTTTTTTTGATTTCATCAACCTATTGATCGCAAAATGGTGCTCGGATAAGGAGACTCGGATGTCTATACAAGAAAAATTCTTCCGTGATATTGACTTAAATGACCGTTTTTTCAATTCATTGAAAGCTGACTATGATGGCTTTGATACTTGGTTTATCTCTAAATCAGGCAGTAAAGCCTATGTTTCGTACAACGATAGCGGCGAGATGGATGGGTTCTTGTATTTAAAAGTAGAAGATGAGGCGATTACAGATACGGTTCCTGCATTTGAGAGAAAAGCTAGGGCAAAATTAGGCACTTTCAAAATAGATGCGCACGGAACAAAATTAGGTGAAAGGTTTGTCCGGTTAGTCTTTCAGTTTGCTATGAACAATAATCTCAAAGAAATATATGTTACAATTTTTGATAAGCATGAAGGATTAATTAATTTATTAAAGCGTTATGGTTTCGAGTTGCAAGCAAGAAAAATTAAAGAAACAAACAATGGCTGTGAAGGTGTTTATTTCAAAAATTTGGAGTGGAGAGATTAAATGAGTTATCCTAATTATCCGTTAATTAAATTAAGAAATAGAAATTTCCTTCTTAGTATATACCCTTCATGGCATACTAGATTGTTTCCTGAATCTAAGCTGAATAATGAAGATGGAAGTTTAATTCAAGATATTTCTCATACAAATAGTATTGAAAAAGTATATCTTACGAAAATGGATGGTACGCAACATCTCCAGTTCGGTGACAATCTTTTGATCTATCGAACTTCAGATGGCCAAGGACCGGCACGTTATCGCTCAGTGGCAACTTCAGTATGTGTGGTTTTGAGCGTCAGGAATATTCATGAGTTCTCGACCTACAAAGACTTCAGGGATTACTGCGCGCCATTTAGCGTTTTTGATGAAGATGAGCTTAAACTCTTGTATGCAAAGAAAAATTACCCTTACATTATTCGCTTCACTTATAACTTCCCGTTAACGAAAAGAATAATTAGGGATGATATTATGACCATAACCGGATATACTGATGCTAATTATTGGGGTTTCCTCCCTCTGAGTGATGCAGACTTTAAGAAAATTATTACTGATGGAGGCGTAAATGAAGGTTATATTGTCAATTAAGCCTGAATATGCTGAGCGGATTTTATCCGGCGAAAAAAAATTTGAATTTAGGAAAAGCATTTTTAAAAACAAAAATGTTGATACTGTCATCATTTATGCGACTATGCCCGTGGGTAAAGTAATTGGAGAGTTTAAGGTCGGTGATATTTTAGTAAATTCACCTTCAGAGTTGTGGAGTTTAACCAAAAATTATGCTGGAATAAGTCATAAGTTCTTTACTGACTATTTTCATCGTCGCGATAGGGCATTTGCCATTTCGGTTAAAAGCCCCAGAAGATACAGCTCTCCATTAGATTTAGAAGACATATCACCTGGGGCAAAAGCACCTCAATCTTTCCGATATGTTTAGAACCTTAATTTAAGCGCGAGCATTAGACTCGCGCCTAATCTCTTCAATGGCATCACTAAAATCTGTAATAGAAGCGGAATATATTTCTTTTAAAGGAATGTCTAGTTCAGAACATATTTTTTTTGCATTGTTTTTTTCTTCTTCAATTAAAGAGCTAATGTTATATTTTATTGTGTCTCCATCTCTTTCATTGATTCGTTGTGTAATTAAATCAATATCATTCTGTAATAAAATCACACCATCAGGTTTCAATCCTTTAAATACATCGCTTTCTATTGCAGTTATTGTTCCATCTTTGGAAGCTAATGCGAAATGTCCATCAAGTAACAATATACATCCATTTTGTGTAAGATTATCTACAGCTGCTAAGAGTATCAGTTGATTTCTGTCAATATTTTCTGTTAGCTTACTGGTAGGTAGCTCTATTTTCCCATACTCTCGAATTAATTGACTTGCACTTTTATGTATGGCCTGATTACTTTCTACATACTTTTTACATAAGTAACCTTTACCGACACCGTGGACTCCCGCGATAAAAATCAACATATTATACCTCATGTTTACGATTTATGTTAAAATATAAGCATGTAAACAATAAGGATCATGCCATGAAATATCAAGCGTTATCTATCCTTAAGCCTGCAGTAGATCTCATACTAGATGGCAAAAAAAATATTGAGATAAGATCATGGTTGCCGCCAGAAATCCCGATGAAAAATGTTGTGATTGTTCAAAATCAAAAATATTTATCTAGCGATGAAGATATGGATGATGGGGTCGCTTTGGCTATCGTCGATTTTACAGAGTTTAAAGTTTGGACAGAAGATGATTATAATGAACGCGGGCCTTCAGTGAGTTTGGGGAGAACCTGGAAAGAAGGTTACTTTACTTGGAAAATTGAAAACATAAGGAGGTTAATAAAACCAATCAGATGTAAAGCAATGAAAGGGATTTATCAGGTTGAGCTGAAAGATATTGATTTAGTGTAAGGTCTAGGTTATGGTGAAAATAATTAATTATCTGAAAAGATTATCTTTTATATTAATTTTTGTTCTTATTACTTGTTCATTCATCGTTTTCGCTTTATACAAATACTGGTCTATTTTTGGTGCCTTGCCTGTAAGCCAATCTGTGGAGAAATGGGGGCAGTTTGGAGATTATATCGGAGGTGTCCTGAATCCAGGTTTAAGTTTTTTATCTATAATTTTAGTTTGTTTCACACTGTACACCACATCCAAACAATCCATGACTCAGTCATTTGAGTCGGTCCTTTTTGAACTTCTTCGATACCACAAAGAACATTTGTCGAATATTAAGGTGGTATATGATAAAGAGTCATTCAAAGGAGTGGATGCGCTCGATTGGTATATAACGGAAGTGAAGTTTAACTTTCTGAATTTGTCAAATGATGATATGTTGATTCAGGAGAGGGTTAAGTTTTCAATTGACCTTGTGTATGAAGAAGATAATTTCTTCTCGAATACGGGGCATTATTTTAGAAACCTGTATCACATATTTAAACATATAGATGAAGCTAGTTTCCTTCGTAAAAAGGAAAGAGTCAAATATGCTAAATTAGTTAGAGCGCAACTCTCATCGATAGAATCTGGTGCACTAATGTTGAATGGATTGTCAAGTAAGGGTGTTAAATCTAAAGTTTATATTGAAAAGTATTCTTTACTGCAAGGTTTCACTTTAAGTAAATCTTTTAAAAATGAGTTGAAATCTGCAGGAGCGATGAGGCTTTACAATCCTGTAGCGTACGGTGATAAATGAAAACTGAGATAATATAAGGTTTTAATGCAACCAATATTATAATTTGAAATTGTTGAGGTTATTTTAACTTCGTTTTCTTCAGAGTTTAGTAGAATGAGTTATAGACTTGATATCACTAGTGCCATTTCGATTCAGTTAACTGAGTTTTTTCTATTTTGTCAGCAATAAAACCTATTGTGCATACTGCAGATATCCGCATGAATGCGCATGATCATTCGAGGTCCAGTTTTACTGTACCCTGCCAGGATTGGCAGGGTTTTCCTTGCCTCATGCGGGTGCATGAAAACCAATGTGTAAAGTGGGCAGGCGTGGCGGGGCTACGAGCGCGCGTTCATGCCTTGACACATCAGATAGGAATGCATTAAACCATACCTACACTCTTGAGGGGGATTTTATGGCTTCTGAACAGAATGAATTAGAATCTTTTACTCGTCGCCGTGGTTTGTGGTCAGTTAGCGGGGTTCCGCACAAAGGATGGTTCTGCATTGGTGTAGAGGATTTAGGGGAGCCGATTCAACTATGTGATATGTGTGAAACTTCAATGGTTCGCTTTGTGCACTACATGAAGCATCCTAATTATCTTTGCGAATTAGCTGTGGGGTGTATATGTGCAGGGAATATGGAGGCGGATTGTAAAGCAGCAGAATTGCGCGAAGTAAACATGAAAAAAAGAGCTGGCAAGCGCAAAAGATGGCTTACTAGACAATGGAAGTTATCAAAGAAGGGCAATCCTTTTCTCAAATGTGATGGTTATATTATTTCTGTTTATAAAATGCAAAGTGGTTGGGGTTGCTTTACGGAAAATATAATCACAAAAGAGAAAAGCTTTTCACGAAAAGCTTATGATTCTATTGACGAGGCAAAACTAGCTGGTTTCGATCTGATATCTAAAATTATTTAGCAAGGATTTGTATGGAGATTAAAAAAGAAAGGTTTGATATTCCTCTCACTACTATAGTATTGGGTTTGTTGTTTTGTGCTGTTTATTTATTTAAGATTGGTGAATCAGTTTTCTATGACTATCCATCTTATTATATTTATTTGAGTTTATCGGATGTTATAAATGTAGCATTAAAAGCTGTTTTGCTATACATGATCTTATGGGCTATCTATATAGCATTCATGTCTTGGGAGATTGCAGGTATTAGCTTCTTAATTGGTGCATGCTGTTCAGTTCTTTTAAAACTTTATGCCATGTGGCGTCTTTACAAAAATGGTGAAGACTCACTGTTGGTGTATATAAATAAAGGGATGGTGCCTTTACTATTCTCTTTGCTAGGTTATTTTCTTAGCAAGAGTTTTGTAAAGGGAAGTGCTGGGGTTATCTTTATACCAATTTTTGGTGTTTTTGCTTTTATTGTTTTTTTGGCTTTCAATTTCTTTATAGGACTTAACTACCATAGTTTTGTCCCTAACAGTACTTGGCAGACGGAGGATCATAAAGTTCTTGTTGGGACATACAAAGATAGCCTGTTGTTTAGAGCTTGCGTGAATGGGAAGTCATATTTCTTTCTAGAGGAAAGTAAAGACCAAAAACTTGAGATGTTTGATATAGATACTTCAGGTGTGTTGACGCTGAGATGTATGCCAAAAAATAAGTAGCACAATAAGGTGCTACTTACAAAAGGCTGGGGTATTGTATCAATTGTTTACATCTAAGCTATATGACTCGAATTTGATTACTTCTTCTCCAATCCAATCGTTTAAATCATGAAGCCGCTTTTGCAGCGGCAACAATTCATTACGAACAAATACACGGCTAGCTTTTTCCACGTCGCCAAAACCGCCAATGTTATTAGGCATTATCCCCATTAGCTGCGGCGGCACGCGGTGAGCTGCCAGCATGTCATCACGGCTCACATTCTTGATGTTCAGAAACTCATCTTTCGCGGCGACTTCTGACAGTGGGATGATCTGAATGCCGTCTTTCTTGCCGTTCGGGCTGTACATAAACAGGTTGCGGAAGTTGCCCGGCCCTTTCGATTTTTTAAGTGCTTCGCGTATGTTGTCCACGTCTTTCTGATCGGCGGCGGGGTCGCTCATGTACATGATGAAACCAGCATGGCTCCCGTTAAGGTAATATTTACGGCGAAACAGCGTGGCCGATTCATTCAGCAGGGCGGAGGGAATGGCGGAGAGGTATTCCGGCATCCCGTAAAGCTCCTGGTTAACGTCGGGTTCCATCAGGTGAAACACGCTTCCCTCATCGAACTGATAGGGCTGCGAGTTGTAGCCATACTGTGCAAACCAGTAGGTGTCCGGGTCAATGCCACGACGGGTGTATTTGGCAAGCGAGGCGCGCAGCTCCATGATCTGCCCTAACCGATTCATGCGTTTTTCAAGGTAGGCATTACCGAATACCAGAAAGTCCTGGGCGAACCGGGAAAAAGCCTGTTTAGACAGCCAGCGGTGAGGGATGAAGGTGCTGGTAAGAATATTGCGTTTTACCTGAATAGCGCTGGAGTGATGCACGGCGGCGCGGTAAGTTCGCGCCAAGCCATCCATGCTGATCGGTGGTTCGTACCAGCGGTCTACCTGCACGCACTCCAGGTAATCAAATAACTCCCGACGGTCCATCACGGGGATCGGATCGCCAAACGTAAACGCCTCCGCATGTGCATTACTGACCATTTTGGCCGTATCGGTTGCGGTCTGGCCGCGCGGTGCCTTGCTGCGGTTTTTGCGGTTAGCCATTAAAAAATCTCCACGATGTTGCTGGTACTGGCGGAAGCTCCTGCCAGTGGTTCGTTAAAAAGTGCGTGCATGGTTGCCCAGGCTAAATCCGCGTGGCTGGCTTCCTCTGTACGGGCTGCTTCGTAGGT